ATACTCAGGTCGAAAGTATAGGTTGTGGCATGGAATTTCCTGAAATACTGATGGGTAATTTACGCGATATATTATTCGCTGAAGATGTAGAAAAATTTATCCTTTATGACGAGATGATGTTTGATATGTCACGCGAGGATTCCATCAGAGGGATGATAAGGGAGTTTTCTCGTACCGACATATTCGTGACGGATGACGCACAATTAATTTTAGATGAAGTAAAATGAATAAACTATGAGACTGGAAGAATTTATAATCCCACCGGAATGCACCCGTATTTCGATCAAAACAGAAGATAAAAAGATAGTCATATTATTCGAACCTGAGACCCCAAACATTTTCTTCTGCGATGAAACCGAACGGACAGAGGAGGAACCGCGCATAGGCCAATTGGCAATTATGTGGGGAAAGAACCGAAGAGAGGCTATTATCTCAAGGGTAGAGGATATAGACTACACGGACTTTACCTACAAAGCGAAAAACCAGGAATGGTACGAACGTGCGATCCGCTTCCGCGACGAAGAGCAGTATAATAAAATCCTATTTTATAACGATGCTGGGAAAAACGAAGTATCAAAAGTCCAAGCCAAAAAAGGCTAGCTTAACAGCTAAGTTAGATAAGGTATTCAGCGAATATATCCGGTTACGTGACACAAGAGAGGACGGGACCTTTACCTGTATATCTTGTAACCGGATATTGCCCTACGATCAGGCGGACTGCGGTCACTATATCAACAGGAAGCATATGTCTACCCGCTTCAGTGAAAAGAATTGCAATGCTCAATGTCGCTCCTGTAACCGCTTCGATGAAGGCAACATTCAAGGCTATCGTCGTGGACTTGTAGCCAAATATGGCGAATCTGCAGTGGTCATGCTGGAATCAATGAAAAATCAGATCAATAAAATATCTGAATTTGAATACAATACTATGATTGATCACTATCGTAAGGAGGTCAAACGCTTAAAACGAGAGAAAGGAATATGAGTAAAGAAACCTATAAGAAAGTCAAATGCGACTGTCGTAACTGTCAGCGTGCCGGTCCTGTGGAAAACTTCATGGTTGTCTGTCCCAAACACAGATATAAGAAATCCGTAGGAGTAAGGTTATGTGAGTATTTTAAACCAAAAGATGTTCGACAAGATAATAATGAAAGCGACCGTTGACACCGAGGATATTGATACCATCGTCTTACGTAACTATTTGGAACAGTGTACGGAAGGTGATGAAGTCTATTATAAATCTACTGCCTACGCGAACTTCGACGGATGCTTTATTGAACTCAGAGGAAATAAATTGAAATGTAAATGCTCTATCTGCAAGCTGTACAGCAAAGGAAAAAACGGCAAACTGGATAACAGTAGGCCAATGACCTTCGCGATGGCGGTCCGGACAATCAAGGAGCTTCTTCTCCGCTTGTGCGTGAGAATGGAGAATGCGATAGTAACTTATTACGAAATTGGCATCACGATGAAGATGTCCTACTCTGCAGACTGCTATATCCGGCAGGTGCAGGAGATATCGGACAGAATACTTTGGAATGATGCTAATTTTCCGGAATACCGGCAGAAAACAACAGAGAAGAGCAAGTATTTCCGCAAGGTTCTAAAGGTCTATGATAAATCATTCGAAGCAGGTGAGAAAGGCCGGAAGGTAGGTGACAATATACTTCGGATAGAAACGGTCTACAGGCATCAATCTGTATCAATGCTTGAATTTACTGATTACTTCTTCCTATCCAAGATGGGGAGAATATTCTACAAGGACTGGTCAGAGATATGCTTTGTGAGAGAATTGTCTGCGACAAAGGGTGTAAAGATATCCCAGCTTGAAAAAGCCAGGGAGATCCATCGGCTCGGAACAACGAGATATAAGGAACGCTACAAGCAAATGTTCCTTGGTGGAAAGCTGACCAAAAAACAATGGGAGACGATTCGCAACTTTGCGAAAGCGTGGCCGACTGAGCGTGAGAAATACGTGGAAGAGGTCGGTGAGCTTGAGAAGGAATTCAAGGATCGTCTATTGTCTGATTTCCAGATTGGGATTTTTACACCCGTTCGCAGAAAGTTATAACATCCTGATTATCAATATTTTATATAAAACAGAAAAAGCACCATATGGTGCGCGATTAAAACATTGATTATCAAGTAAATAAGAAAATAAAGAATCGAAATTAACAATTTACGGCAACTTGTCCTATACTGCCCGCAGGGTAGTTGGGTAGCAACTTAAGAGGGCAGTTAATTTTAAATGATAACTAAAAAAGAAAACTATGTCATATAAAGCTTCAGGCGTAATTATTGCGGTAATGCCTACCGCACATGGAACAACAAGAAACGGAAAGGATTGGGAAAAGCAGGAATGTGTGTTGGAGATGTCAGACAAGTACCACACCAAAATGAAGTTCTCGATTTACTCATGGGATGGTCCCATCGAGACTCCCCTTAAAACAGGAGACAGTGTTGAGATATCCTTCCTGGTAGAAGCAAGAGAGTCAAAAGGAAACTGGTTTAATGAAGTGAAAGCTTATCGTGTTGAACATCAAAAACAATGAAGATTCAAGGATATCCATTGATTTGTAGTGGAATTCATTACACCGGTTATCATCTAAAAGAAATGTGTAAAGAATGCCCACTATACTCAAGGAAAAAGCAGCCATTTCATAAGTCATGGCGCATAAGTGGAATTGAAAAATGTATAATCAACTATGTTAGTAGGAACAACAAATCTTAATACGACTCTCAACCTGACGTATGTGTTGACAGATGTCGTAGAAACTCCTCTTCTCGACATGAGAAGTGAAATGAAAAAACAGGGCTATGATTTGCGTTACGATGCCAAGCACAATTTCAACACGGCGATAGCCGCTATACGCCGGCTGAAGCAAGATGTAGACAAGACCCAGTTCTCTACTCAGGAGAACTTCGGAAACGACTCAGACTGTCTCCTTGCCTTCATCAAGCTGTTGATTGATCGCTGCGGTGACGACGACAAGAAGATGTTCGCGTTCTACAACTACATCAAAAGTTATCCTTCGCAGCTAGGTCTTGAGCTGTCTGACGAGAAGAGTGTGTTTGCGCATATTTTTAATTAATAACAAGATAGAAAGGAATTAAATGAAGATGCAATCTAAGATAGATTATTCCATAGCCTTACTTCGTAAATGCGAACAGATGGCGCTTGATTATGACCCGGAGGATGGCTTTTACTTAGCGTTCTCCGGTGGCAAGGATAGCCAAGTCCTTTATCACCTTGCGAAGATGGCAGGAGTAAAATTTAAGGCTCACATGAACCTTACGAGCATCGATCCACCCGAAGTTATCCGCTTTGTAAAACGGAACTACCCGGATGTGGAATTGATTAAACCAAAGATGTCTATCTATGATATGGCTTTAAAAAAACACTTATTACCTACAAGAACAATCCGTTGGTGTTGCGCTGAATATAAAGAGATGTCCGGTGCTGGCAAGGTTACCTTGATTGGCATTAGAAAAGCAGAAAGCGTCCGGCGCTCTAAGCGTGAAGAGATTGAAATAAGCGGTCACAAATTTAGCGGCAACTTCGACCAATTCTCTGAACACAAAGAAAAGATGGTTACTTGCGTGGGAGGAAAGGATAAGATACTTGTTTCTCCGATAATTCACTGGACTGATAGGGACGTATGGCAGTTTTTGAATGGGAATAGCATAGAGCATTGCTCGTTGTATGATGAAGGCTATAAGCGCATCGGATGTATTCTCTGCCCAATGTCTAACTATAAGCAGAAGTTAAAAGATTATCAGCGCTTCCCCCATGTGAAACGTAAATGGATTCAGACCATACAAAAGTTGATTGATGCCGAATATGTTAACCACGACTTTACCGATGCAGAGTTTGGCTTTTATTGGTGGATAAGCGGTAAAGGTTTTGACCAATATTATGCAGACGAAGTACTGCAACAGAAAATAGAGTTTAACGTATAACTAACTAAATATGGTACAAATAATAGAAAAGGCTGCTCGAATCGAACGAGAGAAAATCATACAAGAACTTCATGCCGCCTATAAGATTCATAAAGACCCGAAGCATTATATAACATCTAGTGCGACAATTGGACAGTATGCTGTTCCCTTGTTTAAGAAAGGTGCTAAATGGCAGAAAGAACAAGCTATTGAAATCCTTTCCTCGGTTTTAGAAAATTGGACACATGGCGGTGATGCGGACTGCATCATTGCGGACTTTGAAGAGAGATTGAATAATGAATAACAAATAAATAATGAATATTGGATTATTGGCTGTGGATAGCAATTATCCTAATCTTGCCTTGATGAAGATAAGCAGCTATCATAAGGCAAGAGGTGACAAAGTTGATTGGTATAATCCTTTCGATCATTATGATAAAGTTTATATGGCTAAAGTATTCAGCTTTACAGAGGATTACCGGCAATGGATAACTAATGCTGATCAGATCGAGAAAGGCGGTACAGGGTATGACATAAAAAAGGTTCTTCTACCGGAAATTGATAGAATGATTCCTGATTACGATCTGTATAATGTTGATAAGAATTTGGCTTATGGCTTTTTGACAAGAGGCTGCCCTAACAAATGCAAATGGTGTGTAGTTCCTGCCAAAGAAGGCAAGATTACCCCATACATGGATATTGAAGAGATAGCTGTCAATGGTCGCAAAAACATAATCCTTATGGATAACAACATACTTGCATCCGACTACGGTTTGCAGCAGATTGAAAAGATTATCTCCATAGGAGTACGTGTAGACTTCAATCAAGGTTTAGACGCCCGCTTAGTGACAGATGATATTGCCCGGTTGCTTGCTAAAGTGAAGTGGATAAAACGTATTCGGTTCGGTTGTGATACACCGGGACAAATTGCAGAATGCGAACGTGCTACGGCTTTGATTGACAAATACGGGTATAAAGGCGAATACTTCTTTTACTGCATCTTATTGAAGGATTTTAAAGAAGCATTTGAACGAGTAAATCATTGGAAAAAGAAAGGCGGTCGGTTCTTGCCGCATTGTCAGCCTTACCGGGACTTAAATAATCCTCGTCAAATTATTCCTCAATGGCAAAAGGATTTAGCCGGATGGGCTGATAAGAAATGGATATTTAGAAGTTGTGAGTTTAAAGACTTTATCCCGCGAAAGGGATTTGTTTGTAGTGAGTATTTTAACGTATAACAATAGAGAAAGGAATTAATTATGAGCAAAGAAAAAGAAATTCAAAACTATGCCTTATGCTTTGCATCGGCTATTGAAGATGTTGTTAGAGACGAAGATAATGAGAACTACATCGAAGTGAATGATGAAAATGCAACAGAAGTAATGACAGGTCTAATATTAGGGGCTGGATTTGCCTTTAACCGACTGACTGGAAGTAAATGCAATTACTTAGAGTTTACCCATATAGCAAACCAATTAGTCGTTCAGTATTTAATGAAGCATGGAGACGTAGCGACAGAGAAAACGACCTTTAACGGATAACGGATAACTAAAAAGAAAGGAACTAACTATGGGATTTACAACACCATGTTTTATTAGAAAAAACACTGAAAGATTAAGAGAGTCTTTGAAACGTTTAGGGATTAGACCACTTCTTTCTAATGAAAGATTAAATGCTATTGGAGACAACATTAAAGTATATCATGGGAGAGAAGCCGTTTTCTCTTGCTCCTATTCGCAGGAATTATATGGACATTTTCTTGATTGCGGGACAAATGAAAATTTATTTCTTGCTATTGCCGCATTAAGAGATGACACAGACCATAATCAACTCTTTGTTAATGACAAAGGAGATTGGGGTATATATCGAGGCGGTTCTGACGGTGGATTATCGGGCATAGACTTTTACGGAATGCCTAACGACCTTAATGTGGACAATTATCATAAGGCTACAGTAGAAGAGCTAATCGAACACTTTAAAGGAAAGGAGGAAATATGAAAAATTCTAAGAAGAAAGAAATTACACTTGAGTTGGTTAACGACATTCCATCTTTGATAAGAATACAGGAATTATCCCTAATAGAGTTAAAGAAGAGTGTTCGTAATCAACAAGTCATAGACTTTCAGGAGGACATTCTAAGAGTCTTAAAGGCTGTCAGTAAAATAGATATGATAAAATTAGATGAAAATTAATATGAAACAGACATTAGAAGAAGCAGCAAAAGAGCATCAAAACGGTTTCCCAACTTGTGAAGATGATTCTATTTGTGCCGGATTTATTAACGGAAGACGCCATCAATGTTATAAGTCGTTTATCGCTGGCGCCAAGTGGCAATCAAAGCAATCTCCGTGGATCAGCGTAAAAGATAAATTACCGGAATTAGGAGATCCTGTATTAATCAGGCTTAAAGATGGTACAGTGAGGCTTGCAGTTTTGGATACAGACGATAATAGCGATGCATATTTCTGGAGTGATAATTATTCCTATGAAACGATTAGCGGTTGGGATACAACTCATTGGATGCCAATTCCTCTTCTTGAATCAAATGATAACGAATAACCGATAAAGAAATGAAAATAAGATTAGCAGAAAAGATTCTTTATGTTACTTCTGTATTCGGAAATTGGGACAGTAATTATCAGCCCTATTCCGTTCCACAACAGCAGAAGGCTTTGAAAACTTTGAAAATCCCAATGGATATTAGAAGATCAATGTTGGAATACGGAGTATATGGAAAGATTCCGGTTGAATACAGAAAGTATAATCCGATAGAGATTTCGCAAATTATGCTTAGTAAAAATATGAATCCTGCCTCTATAAAAGAGTTCCGTAGGTGTATGAAGCAGATTCTAGGCAAATAACTCAAATTAATGTACAAATGGTAACGAATTAAAGAGAAAGGAGGTTGACTAATTTATGATAAATATACTTCTTTGGCTAACTAACAGGCCCGCACATCGGCTTATAAAAAAGATTAGATGGGAACTGGAGGTGATGGATTTAGCAGATAAAATAAGAAATTAGGAAGGATTAATTATGGACGAAAAATTTGTAACATTGGATACTTTCAAGTCGCTGACAGAGAAAGGATTCATCTGTTGTCATTTCCCTACTCAGTCTGTCGCTCAAAAGTGGCTACGTGAAACCAAGAACCTGCATATTTCCATCGTTAGAAATGCTTGTGGTTATGGTTATGATATATGCAAGGCTGATAATGGAACTTTTATAGCTGCCGGTATATTCGACGGTCCTAACGATGGTGGTCAATGGGATACTTATGAAGAGGCATTGGAAGCTGGAATACAGAAAGCGTTAAAACTATTGAAGGAAGAATAATCATGAACAGAGATGCCAACAAGAAATGTTGCAAGGAGAATCTTGTAAAATTGCAGGAAGAATATTTTAACGATAGGATAATAAGCGATATTGTTGATTTAGCCTATTGTAACGGATATAACACTGTACTTGATGCCGCAGAAAAAGTTTTGAGCAATGAGGATTATTTTAAGATCGTAAGTCAATTAGAGAAGGAGAAGTAAAAATGAATCGTACAATAAAATTCAGAGGCAAAAGCATATACGACGAAGAATGGCTGTATGGCTCTCTCGTTAAGATCGAAAAGGATAGGTATGCTGTCATTCCGCCCTTAAACGATATCGAAATAGGGAGAAGTATCGGTATGTATGAGGTATGTCTTGAACCCATAGGCCAGTTCACCGGATCATTCGATGGGATCGGCAAAGAAATCTACGAAGGTGATTTGGTCGCGGATAGATCATCTCTTAAGATAGTTGCATATATAGAAAAACGTGGCTACTTCTGCGCTGTTAGTATGCGTGATTTGGATTTAATAAATAGATACGATAAGCATGTAGTTCCCGGATTAGATAAATTCAATAAACTTTGGGTGGTTGCTAACATCTACGATCATCCGGAATTAATCAAGGAGGAATAAAATGAAAGTATGTGAACTTATAGCTTTATTGCAGACTTGCATTCAGGACTTTGAACTAAAAGAGATAATTTTCACCAAAGATAAAAATGGTGAAGATGGAGTGGATATTATATATGATAACGAGGCTATGTTTGGTCAGAAGACAGAAACTGCCAATGAATAATATAAACAATGAGAAAGAAAAGAATAACAGTTAGATTTGATGATCGTACAATGATGCTGTTAAATGAGTTATCTGATATGACCAAAACAAATACATCGGTAATTGTTCGCGGAATGGTACATCGCAATATTGAGGATTTGATTGATAAGGCGGGTAATTGGAAAATAAAGGATGAGAACACTAAAAAACGGAAAGATTGATAAAAGAGTTATGTCCATGATTGTGCGAAACTACGATAAATTGAAGGATTTATGTATTTATCGCACTCATGGGCTATTATGTTCCAAAAGTTATGAGGATATATTTCATGATGCAATATTGTTTGTTTCTCAAGATAAAAAAGCGTCACTTATATTCTCTGAGGAGGAGTTGATACGTTATTTCAATTATCGCTTCCGGATGATACTTTACCAAACTATTAATGATAACAAACAATTAAAAGAGATACCTTATGCCGACTATATACAAACCTCAAAGAAAGAGGACTCAGAAGAATGACAATTATTATGTTGCGGAACGCCGGAAAATCTATAACTCAGAGCGATGGCGTAGTCTGCGTGCATGGAAGTTTGCTTGCAATCCGCTTTGCGAAATATGCCAAAAAGCGGGAAAGACAGTTCCTGCTGAAGATGTTCATCATATTATCTCGTTTATGAGTACTAATGATTCCGTAGAAAGGAAACGTCTTGCTTATGATTACGATAACCTAATGAGTTTGTGTAAACAATGTCATCAGAATATTCACAATGAGCGAATTAGATAAATATATTGTCAAGATCGACAATATGTACTTATCAGAGTTTACCTTCCTATGGATGTATTATGGACAGCCTTGTGATCTATTGTTTCAAAAGCCTCAGACCATAGGATGTACCGGCATATGGGTAGTAGTGAAGGATGAGAATACCAAAAGATTCCTAAAGCGGGCAAAGGAGAAGACAGGATGCGAGCTATTTGAAGTAGATAAATAGTGTTAATAAAATAAAAACGGACAAGATGAGGAATATCTATTTTTATGCGTTTTTAGTTGGAAATTGATATAAAATAGTGTGTTTTCGTTTCTTTTTCGGGTGTTTTTGCCGTGTTTTATTGTGTTAAATTTGTGTTAATAGTGATAGTTGTTCCTTTTTATGAGGTTGTTTATCTTATGCGTTATTCCTATGGGACAATCTGATTAAGCGGAAAGAATAAAAAAATATGTAATGAAAAATAAACTTGTAGTCCTTTGTGTACTAATTCTATATGCTGAATTTATGTTAAAATTAACAAATTATTCAATCGAAAGGGGATAGGGGGTCAAATTTGTGCGTTTTCAGCCTTCGAAACCTCGCCCCACCCTTCTTCACACGCACGGAACTTTTTTGAAAAAAGCCAAAGTGTTTCGTTGTGTTAAAATAGGTCAGACATATTAATGGTTTTTAGAAAAAGAAAAAGCTATGGCAAAATATAAAAAGATAACCTTCAGGATTCCGGACAGCATCCGTCATGATGAGGCTCGGAAGATTATAGCGGATATCGTGAAGCAGCTTAATAAAAGCGAGATGCTGGAAGTAGCCGATATACCTCAGTTGCATCGTATGTCAATTGCTTATGATACCTATCTGACCTGTGTCGACATTCTTGCAGAGGAAGGTCTGACGATGAGAAATTTAAAAGGCGAAATCGTGAAGCGTCCTGAAGCCAATTTATTAAAAGAGAGCTGGAGTCAATATCTGGAATTGGCGAAAGAGTATGGATTGACAGTGAAGAGTAAGGGGCAGATAAAAGCGTTGAATGTTGAAGATGCTGAGGAATCTCCATTAACTGCTTTTTTGAGAGAGAATAAGGAAATGCGTTAATGCAGACAAAAGCGTATTATAAGTATGCACAGGATGTCATAGAAGGCAATGTTGTTTGTGGTAGGTATATAAAACTTGCCGCAGAACGCTTTTTTGACTTTATGGAGAACGACCGGTATGAATTCAGGGAGGAGAAAGTTGACTATGTTATAAAGTTCTTTTCGATCCTGCGTCATTTTACGGGAAGGCATGCGGGAAAGCCGTTCGCGCTCCAGCCTTGGCAGCAGTTTGTGATTGCGTCTATTTATGGATTTTATGTGAAGGAGACCAATGAACGCTTAGTAAAATACGTGTATATAGAGATTTCAAGAAAAAACGGAAAGACAGCGTTTGCTGCCGGGTTATGTCTTTTTCATCTTATAGCAGATGGAGAAATGGATGCCGAGGTCGATTTGGCTGCAAACTCAAAAGATCAGGCAAAGATTGCTTTCAAGTTTTGTTCTCAGTTTGCTAAAGGGCTTGATCCAAGAGGAAGGGATCTGGTATCATTCAGGGATAAGGTAAAGTTTGAGCAGATGCTCAGTATACTTCAGGTTTTTGCGGCAGACGATTCCAAGTTGGATGGTTTTAATGCGTCAATGTATCTGATAGATGAGTATCATGCGGCTAAAAACTCCGGATTGAAGGATGTGCTCCAGTCTTCGCAGGGTATGCGCGATAATCCGATGGCTGTTATTATTACTACTGCCGGCTTTGACAAATTGGGTCCGTGTTATCAGTATCGGGAAATGTGTACTGAGGTTCTTTCCGGTTTAAAGGAAAATGATGCCTTGTTCGCGGCCATTTATTCGCTTGACGAAGGGGATGATTGGAAAGATCCTCAAAACTGGGGTAAAAGTAATCCGAATATTGGCGTAACCGTAAAGCCTCAGTACTTGCAGACCCAGGTTCAGTCAGCAAAGAACTCTCCTTCGGAAGAGGTTGGTATCAGAACTAAGAATTTCAACATATGGTGCGATTCTGAAACTATATGGATTCCGGATCATTATATATTGCAGGCATCTGCCGATATTGACTTCGAGCAGTTTAGCGGTATGGATTGTTATGCCGGTATCGACTTGTCCAGCACCAGCGACTTGACTTGTGCCTCATTTATGTTTCCCACAGAAGATAAGTATTATTTCAAAACGTTGTATTACCTTCCGGAGGCCGCCTTGCACGAGAAACGTTTCCGTGATCTATACGGAGAATGGCGCAGGCATAATCTTATAACCATAACTCCCGGTAATGTGACAGACTATGACTATATCCTCAATGATCTTATGCGAATTCGGGATATAGTTTATATTCAAAAAATAGCCTATGATGCATGGAATGCGACGCAATTCGTGATCAATGCGGAAGAAAAGGGATTTCCGATGGAACCTTTTTCCCAGGCATTGGGCAATTTCAACCGTCCGACCAAAGAGATGGAACGTTTAATCCTCTCTGGAAGGGCTGTGATTGATAATAATTTGATAAACAGACACTGTTTCCGCAATGTTACTATGGCAAGAGATAAAAATGGTAATACCAAGCCTTCCAAGCAGTTTGAGGAAAAGAAGATCGATGGAGTGATTGCCAAACTGGAAGCATTGGGTATTTATTTAGTTTCCCCAAGATACGGAGAATTTTATTGATTTGTCAGACACTTTTTTGGTTATACGTAAAAGTGTCTATAATGAGTATAAAAATTCCGTTTACCGGTATAGAAATAAGAAGGGCAACCAAGCAGGAGACTTCCCGTGTTACTGCTTGGAGTTACACTGGCGCGAGACCCGTGCTTGCCAGCCGGAGCAAGCCTATGCTCCTGTCTACGGTTTATCGTTGCGTTGACCTTATATCGGATAGTGTTGCTGTTCTCCCGTTAAAGACTTATTTGCTCGACGAAGGTGGATTTAAAAAGGAGTATAAGACTCATCCGGCTTACATGATTCTTGATCTTGAACCGAATGAGGATATGACTCGTTTTGTCTTCTTTAAAACTCTGATGGCTTCTGTCCTTCTGACGGGCAATGGATACGCCTATATAGAAAGGGACCGTAATCTAAATTTATTACAGTTGATATACATACCAACCAGTCAGGTGACGATTGTATATATCGCTGATAAGAATGGCATAATGCGCAAGCGTTACCAGGTAGTAGGTTTTAAGGAACTGGTTGAACCAAAAGACATGATCCATGTCCTGAATTTCTCTTATGATGGAATTATCGGCGTATCTACGTTGACTCATGCGCGTCAGACTCTTGGCATTGCTACAAAAAGCGAAGAGCATGCTTCCGGCTTCTTTGAATCAGGGGGTGCTGTCTCCGGAATATTGACTGTTGAGGATAAACGGTTAGATAAGAAGCAGAAGGATCAAATATATGAAACATGGGGAGAGAGAATGTCCCAGCATCCGAACGGAATAGCTGTATTGGAAGGAAACATGAAATATCAGCCGATTACTGTCAGTCCCAAGGATAGCCAGCTTCTTGAAAGTAGACAGTTTAATGTGGTGGATATCTGCCGTTTCTTCTCTGTGTCTCCTGTTAAGGCGTTCGATTTGTCTAAATCAAGCTATTCTACCGTTGAGGCTACTCAGCTTCAGTATCTGACCGATACGGCATTGGCTGTAATCACTAAAATAGAGCAGGAAATTAACCGAAAAGTATTTCTCAGATCAGAACGCGGCAGAATTATCGCGGAATTCGATACATCGGCCATTTTGCGTACTGATAAAGCAGCACAGGCCGCTTACTGGAAGGATATGTTTTATGTCGGAGCTGCTTCTCCAAATGAAATCCGACGTGAAAACAATCTTTCTCGTGTGGATAATGGAGATAAGGTTTTTGTACCGGTTAATACTCAGACGTTAGATAACGCTTTAATGCAGAAAATGCCTATTGAAGAAGAGATTGATCCCAGTTTGTCAGACAATAAAACGGTTAATAAGTAAAAGATTAGTTATGGATGAAAAAAGAGAGATAAGAAACACGTCATTTCAGGTCCAGGTGACCGGAGAGAATGAAGAAAAAAGAACTGTTGAAGGTTATGCGCTGCTATTTGATACCCCATCAGATGGATTATCATTTACTGAAGTCATTAAGCGTGGTGCTCTTGACGGAGTATTGGAGAAAAGTGATGTTTTTGCTCTATTAAACCATGATCAGAGAAGAGGGGTTCTTGCGAGAAGTAAATATGGTAAAGGTTCTTTGTCGCTATCGGTTGATGACAAGGGATTAAAATACCGCTTTGACGCTCCCAAAACCGCTCTGGGTGATGAATTGCTTGAGAATATCCGTCGCGGAGAAATCGGAGAAAGTTCTTTTTGTTTCGATGTCGAAAAAGATACATGGGAAAAGAGGAGTGATGGTAGTTGGAAGCGAACAATAGAGAAATTTGGCAATATCTATGATACTTCTCCGGTTTATAATGGGGCGTATAGTAAAACTTCAGTCTACATGCGTGGAAAAGAAGCAGCCGAAGAGGAGCTTCGTCATCGGGAACAGGAAATTCCTGAGTCTTACTACCAAAATATCGAGAAATCATTAAACATTTAATTTATAAATTATGGCAAAAGAAAAAAGTATTACAGACTTGAAGGATGAGAAGAAGCAGCTTTCTGCTCGTTCAAAAGAAATTATTGAGAAGGCTAAAGGTGAAAAGCGCCAGTTCTCTTCTGAAGAAAATGAAGAATTGGGAGCGAATCAGGCTCGAATGGCTGAAATCAATCTTGAAATCGAAGAGAGAGAGGAGGAAAATCGCGGTAAACGTCCTGTGAAGACAGTGACTACTGGAAATAGTGGATTTTCTATTCGTCGTGCTATTTTGGCACAGATGAATAAAACGGAACAACGTGACAGTGAAGCTGCTGTTATTGAAGAGGCAACCAGATTGCATCGTTCTGTAGCTGCTACTGCTGAAAATTGTGGTGAACTGATTCTCCCTTTGTCGTATCAGAAACGTGCGGCGTACACAGCGGGAACAGAAGCGACCACTGGTGTTGTCATTGACGAGGAACAGCAGGAACTGTTGTTACCATTGGAGGCTAACCTGGTACTGTCTCAGGCGGGAGTGCGTATGATGACTGGACTGGTCGGAAACATCTACTGGCCTAAACATACCGCAGCTCAAGTTTTCTGGGAAGGTGAAAATACGGAAGCTAAAGATGGCAAGGGAGAATTCTCTAAAGGCAAGCTGTATAGTCCGAAACGTTTGACGGCTTACGTAGACATCTCTAAACAGTTGCTGATCCAGGAGAATCGTTCCGTGGAAGGATTGATCCGTCAGTTGCTCGCTATTGCCATTGCCCAGAAGGTGGAAAAAACAGCTCTGAGTAATGCTGAGACAGAAGAGAATGTCCCAGATGGTATGTTCCAGACGTTAAGCGACGTTAGCGGAGTTATGGACTGGGGAAAAGTTGTTGAATTGGAAACCAACGCAGATTTAAACAATGCTTTGTTCGGCAACTTGGCATATATTATGCATCCGTCTCTGGTTGGAAAAGCTAAAACAAAAGTAAAAGATCAATCCGGAGCTGGCGGCTTCCTCTTTGGCAATGATGGCACAGGTATGCTGAACGGTTATCGTGCATTGCGTACAAACAACATTCCTAAAGGGTTGCGAGACGCGAAAGACGAGTTCGGTATTGTGTTCGGTAATTGGGCCGACTATTTCCTGGGACAATGGGGAGCAATTGACATGACTGTAGACCCATACACGCAGGCAACTAAAGGTGCGGTCCGTCTGGTTATTAACTCTTATTGGAACATGGGTATGATTCGTCCGGAATCATTCACTATTGCATCAATGAAATAATATGGCATACGTCGAACTACAACTGGCAAAGAAGCATCTGAATGTAGAAGAATCTTTCACTGAAGATGACGAATACATCGAATGTCTTATTGAGGCTGCTGAGGCTGTTGTAGAGAAGGATATATGCGAGGAATTGAAAGCATTGTCCGGAGAGGATGGCAAAAGTCTGCCGGCTCCTCTTCGGCAATGCATTCTTCTGATGGTTGGTCAATATTATGCAAATCGGGAACCGGTTGCTTTTGTGCAGTCAAGTCAGGTTCCATTATCTTATAGCCATTTAGTTTCACTCTATCGGAATTACAACAGATGAGAGCAGGATTATTAAAATATACCCTTGTGTTTGAGGAGCCGGTCGAAGAAAAAACCGAAACGGGTTTTGTCCGTAAGGACTACCGGGAAGTGTTCCGATGCCGGGCATATCGCAAAAAACAGACGCTTCTCTCTGTTGACGAGAGTGCTTACGAGCAGTTTATCGGTCAGACAACGGTCATGCAAGTTCGGAAATATCCGCAAATTAAGTATGGTTGTCGTGTAAAGTACGCAGATAGCGTGTGGGAAATAAAGATGATTGAACCGGATGGCAATGAGCTGACCTTAACTCTAAAAAAGATAGATGTATGATTCAGGTCACGACAATAGACAAAGAGAATATTTACTACCTGATCCGTAATCTTGAAGATTTTGAGAAGGACAAGGCTGTAAGGAGCGGACTCCGGGCTGCAATGAATGTTTTCAGGGTTAAAGGAAGGAGTAATCTTCGTGCAAGGCTGCTCCATCACGGGAAACAGACCAATCATCTGATGAATTCTTTTACAACAAGGGTCAAGAGGAATAAGCTAGGCGCATTGGCTGGCTTTGACCGTCCGGGAGGTAACCATGCCCATCTGGTCGACAGAGGCACTAAGAAGCGTTATACCAAATCTGGCGCAAGTCGCGGTGTTATGCCGGGTAACAACTTTTGGGAGGACGCCCGGAATACGGAAGAAGGAAAAGCAATGCAAGCAGTTCACGAAGGGATCAAAAGAGCGGTTCAACGAATAAATGACAGACGATGAACATGTTTAAAGTGACCAACGAGGTACGCGGCATTCTCCTTAAGTCAAAGGAGATTGTGGGGTATGTGGAGGATAAGATCTTTCCTGTGATGGCTCCGGAAAATACCGCTGGGGATTATATAATCTATCAGAGGGATGGATACAAACAGGAGTATAGTAAAATGGGAGTAGCCCGTCAGACTCCATTGGTAAATGTGATCGCCATTAGTGAGGACTACGGACGCAGCCAGGATCTTGCCTCATTGATTTATGATTCCTTGTCCGGAGCATGGACAGATCCGGATATGTACATTCGGCTTGAAGACTCTACCGAGGGCTTCATTGATAATAAATACATTCAAGTTTTACAATTTTCAATTAGTTCATTATAGTTATGGCAGAAAAAAAATATGATTCGGCTAAAGACATGGTTGTCGGTGATAAGCTGATGCTTTTCGTTGAAACCGGAGACTCTGAACCAAAAAAGACAATTCCAATCGCATTTGGAACCTCATGTAGCATTGACATGAGTGCTGACACGATTGATACGAGTAACAAGATGTCAGGTAACTGGAAAGAATATCTGACAGGGCAGTTGGGATATACCGTCACTAGCGAAAGTATGTTGTCTCTGAAAACAGGGCATTTGTCTTTCGTTACATTAAAGGAATTGATGAAGGAGAGAACACCGATACCTTTTGTGATAGCAAAGACAGAAGAGACGGAAGGAGACTTCCCGAAGGGAGAAGAGTACGTAAAAGGAAAAGCGATTATTACGGCTCTTTCCATGAAGGCAGACAATGGTGCGATCTGTACCAGCTCGGTAACCTTACAGGGAACCGGGCCTCTGGAAGATGGAACCGGTGCTTGATTTTTCGATGTTGTTAAAAAGGTGGAGGCGGTCAGAGATGGCCGCCTTTTTAAATAGTTAGAGTAATGGATATATATTTAATCATAATAACGGTACTTTTTATTTATATGTGCCTTTGTCTTATATTGGATCTTAGAGAAAGACGTACAGGCAAACCTAAGACCTCTGAATCCACTCCTCCGCCAAAGGCCAGAACATTGCCGGGTAAAATGCGATTTAAGAAATGCACCATTAAGATGATTATCCGATGGGAGCAGTTGATGAAGAAACCTTTTTCACAAATAGACTATACCGATAAGGAAGACGTAGACGCCTTACTTTATGTGATGAATATGGACGGAATGAAAGATATGTATACTTATTCTGTTTTTAAAACTGCCATATCAAACGATAAAATATTCAAGGAGCTGATTTCAGGCATAGAGAGGATGAGTATTGTCTCTTCGCAGTTCCAGAAAGCATTGGATTCATCCGGGGGAACTGTAGCTTCAGAATCATGCTTCGTTGGCGAAATAGTAGCTATGCTGATAATGGATGGGCTGGACGCTCATTATGCAATGGAAGAGATGGAGATATATGATCTTCCTTTGTATATCGAAGCGGATAACCGCAAGCGTAGAGAATTTCTGGAGTCCGAAAGATTGTGGACGTATATGACGATCCTTCCTCATATAGACGGCAAGAAACTTCGCTCCGCTCAAGACATGTATCCGTTCCCCTGGGAGATACAGGAGATGAAAGACAAGGCTGAAGCTGAGATAAAGGCCAATGAGGAGGATTTCCGAAAGTTTATGGCCGGTGAATTATTTGATATAAACAAAGTGAATTGGAGTAAAAGTAATTAATTATGGCAAGCAGACTATCATTCTCAATAGCATTAAATTTCTTAACCGAGAATTTTAAGAAGGGAACGAACCAGGTAAAAGCAGCCTTTCGTTCTATGCAGATGCAAGTCCTTACCTTCGCAGCAGCTCTTGGTGCAGGTGGTCTTGGATTAACCAATCTTGTCTCCCGTTTCATTGAGGTGGCCAAGGAATCAAGCCGGGTCACTACGGCTCTGAAGAATGTGTCCGGAACAATGGGACAGTTTGCGGAGAATCAGCGTTTTCTGCTGGATATGGCTAAGAAATACGGATTGGAGATTAACGCTCTGACAGGCAACTATGCAAAATTTACGGCGGCAGCTTCTATCTCCGGAATGACGATACAGGAACAGCGGAAGATATTCGAATCTATGTCCCGTGCTGTTACTGCTTTTGGCATGAGCGCAGAGGATAGCAATGGTGTATTCTTGGCTTTATCTCAGATGATGAGTAAGGGAAAAATCAGCTCGGAAGAATTACGCCTACAGATGGGAGAGCGCCTTCCTATTGCTCTTCAGGCTATGGCAAAAGCTGCGGGAACTAGCGTTGCCGGTCTTGACGAATTGATGAAGAAAGGTAAATTGATGAGCGCAGATGTCCTTCCTAAATTTGCTAAAGCCTTGGACGAAATGATCCCAAATGTTGATACAGATAATCTGGAAACATCTCTGAATCGTCTGAAAAATGCCTTCACTGAGTTGGTCGATGAGGCGGATATCAAAGGCAAATATAAATCTCTTATCGATTGGGTTACTAGCGCAGTAAAAACAGCTACAGAAAATATCAGGAGTGTTATAACTTATGCGATTGCAGCAATCGTGGTGTTGGTAACGAGCAAACTGACTTATAATATAATATCTGCTATAGGTAAGGCTGAATTAGCAGCTAAGGCAGCAGCTCGCCGGGCTGCCAGAGATGCAGGAGTTGCATTTAATGAAATTGAATGGAAGGCAAAAAAATTAAGTGCATCCATTAAAATGGCGTTTAGTAAAGCGATGTTGTCTATTAAAGTAACTCTTGCGTCTATGGGTTTTGCTGCTATATTCGCAGCCATAGGGTGGGTTACTTCAAAATTTTATAATGCCTATAACGAATCAAAGAGAATAAAGGGGCTGTTTGATGATTATTCAAAGCGTATGAATAATATTTCTGCTTCAAACACAGAAATAGTAAAAGTTAAAGCATTGCTGTCCGAATATAATAAAGCTAATTCATCTTTATCTCGTAAAAAACAGATATTAGGACAGATTAATAGCATCCTAGGGACTGAATTAAAAATAAATCAAAATATAGATAAAGAAATAGCAAAACGAATTTCTTTATTAGAAAGTCAGGCGAGAGCAGAATTGGCCGCAAAAGAAGTTGCAGAAAGTGGGGATGAATTAAGAAAATTAGGATCTAAATCATATAACGGAAAGCTGATAAGCGAAATGGCTCCAGAGTGGGCAATGGCTAGAGGAGACCTGGTTAAAGAAGAGAAGTTTAAGAAGAAATATGGAGTGCGTATGCAAGATGCACTAGGTTTTGAGAATGATTTAAGAAATGAACTGGATTCCTATATTGAGTATTCTAAGATTTTAAAGGATGCAAAAACTAGGCTTGGAAGAGAAGTAAATAAGAGTACGGTAATTACTCCCACCACTACTACAGCTACTTCCACCAAGAAAACTCCTCTTCAAAAGCAGCAAGAATCATACAACAAGCAGCTTGAGGAGTTGGGTGCAGAGTTAGAACTCGGTAAGATTACTCAAGCTGAATACAACAAGGCATTGGGCGAACTGAATATCAAAATGTATGCTCAAGCAAAAGGAACAGGTGATAAGGATGTTCTAGGAAGTACTTATTTCCAAGGCCTTAAAACTGCTGCCGAGAAAGCGATAAGGGATCAGGATAAGAATGCTGCTCTCGTAGAATTCGAAAAGGTTCAAAAGGAATACAATAATAAGGTAAAAGAGCTTCAGTCTCAGGAGTCTAAAGGGCTTATTACTCGAAAAGAGTTGAATGAGAACTTAGCTTCCCTTTCTTTGGATGCCGCAAAATCCGCTGCCAGTATAAAGGGTATTGGAGATGAGGCTGATGTCTTTATTGCAGCAATGAGTCTGAATGCAAAAATGCTTGCGTCTCCCATTAAAATAAAGCCTAGAGACACAACTTTTGATTATAAAAAGACCAAATCCGATATTGCCTCTGAGGAGCTAGAGGCAGCAAAGGAATATGCTGATCAACTGAAAGAGCAGGCCAAAAGCATGGGAAAGACTTTAGAGGATGAGGTTGCCAAATCATTAGCTAATGTCCCTACTTTGGAGAAGGCTTTAAAACTAGCTCAGGTGAAGGAGGATGTAAAGGATCTTACTAAGGAGCTTGGACAAATGAAATGGGATGCCCTAAAAGAAACTGTATCTACCATAGATGGGGTGGCTTCTGCTTTTCAAAGGCTGAAAGATGCTTTTGATCCAGAAACAGAGGCTTCGAGGTGGGAAAAACTGATGGCTATATGGAATACGCTGGCGAGCGTTGTAGATGGAATATTATCAGTAGCAAAGACCATTGAAAATATAACGGAACTTACGAATAAATTAGCTAAAGCTAAGGAGGCAGAAGCGGCGATAGATACTGCAACTACATCTCAAAAGGTTTCTAATGCCGCAACAGGAGCTGCTGCTACCGTTGCGGCTACGACTATTGAGAAAGAGGCAGCTAAAACGGAGGTAGCCGCTAATACGGCTAAGGGAGCTAGTGCGGTTGGAGCAAGTGCCGCAAAAAAACTGCCTTGGCCTATAAGCCTTATTGCAATTGGTGGGGCAATAGCTGCTGCTCTAGCATTGTTTGCCGCTATCCCTAAGTTTGCACGCGGAGGAGTTGTGACTGGTGGTCCATCATCTGGAGATAAAATGCTGGCCCGTGTCAATGCTGGTGAAATGATACTTAATCAGGGACAGCAATCCCGCCTGTTTGAAGCGATTAATTCTGGAAGATTGGGTGGAGGTGGAAATATATCTTCATCAGTCACTACTAGAGTAAGAGCTAAAGACTTGATCCTTACCATTAATAATGAACTTAAATCACAAGGAAAGAAACCTATATCATGAGTTACGGACTAATATACACGATACCATTTGCCACAATTGATAATATCCCATGTGTGGTTGAAATAGAAAAAGACAACTATTCGGGAGAAGTTATGGAACTAAAGGGTGGTAATTCTCCATTTACAATTGACATTGCAGATGATGAATTTCTCTATACTCCTATTCGGTTTAGTACCGCAACAATTCGCATAGTAGGCAGTGATTATTTGCAGAGTTTGTTTACTACAGCTTATCAAGAGTACCGAGTTGTTTTTAAAAAGAATGGAATAGTAACATGGATTGGTTTTATAAAGCCTGAACTTTATACACAGGATTATACATCGGAAATATTTGAGCTCGAAATGGAGTGTATGAGTGCCATGTCTACTCTTGAATTTATTGATTATAAACAAATCGGAGAAAACCGACAGTTTGTGTCATTGTGGGAACTATTACAAAAATGTATTTTGTCGGCCAATGCCCAATATCGGAGTATTTATATGCCGCATGTTTATGCGTTGAGTTCCGGAGATTATGTGACCGGAGAAAACGTATTAAAGAATATGACTGTCAGCGAACAGGATTTTTTCGATGAAACCGATAAGCCTATGACGCTGAAAGAGGTTTTAGAGGAGATATGTAAATTTCTGAATTGGACTTGCGTGGACTGGAAAGGAGAACTGTATTTTCTTGATTTGGACCATGAAGGGGTATATCATAAATACAACGGTACGCTAACGGAAAAAGAAGATGTAGGGTTTAATAGTATCACGATACAAAATATTGGTTTCGCAGGTTCCGATCACTCTATGGATATTTTGCCCGGATATAATAAAGTTACAATAAAATGCAGTAATTATCCTGTTGGTGAGGTGGTTCTAAATGAAGATTTCGATAATTTGAAGGAGCTGAATACCGTCGACAATTCAACAGGGCCTAGATCATCCAGGAGAATATTCCTGTCTCCTGACATTTGGAATATGTATTTATATGATGGGGATAAAATAGTAGGTAATGCTGAAGTAGATGCTTATAAAGATAGGGCCAGGCTATTGGAAGGCGGGATATTGATGAAAAGCTGTGCGTATGATCAACATAAAAATCCGGGTGGAGAATGGGTTCCGGATATTACGGATTATTCATTTAGTAATACAATTCAAATAAGATTTCCTGAAAAGGCTCATAATCCGATAATACGTGATTTAACCAAAGTTATGTCATTTAAGGGTGCGGCTGCTATCTATGCGGACGCAGCTATTGCTATCTCTTATTCGTTAAAATCTTCAGCGGATACAGATTTGGGGATCTTAGAGAATAGCAGAGCTACCCCTAACGGTCTGGTATATTTCCAATTGAGAATAGGTGATAATTATTATGGATCGCTATATGGGACTGATCCGAGCTGGACA